ACCACGCGGCTGAACGACCGCGCCAATGCCCGCAGGAACGAACGTGCCGCGCGAATCTCGTCTTCAGCCTCGACGCGCTCCTGCCTGCCCCATTTTGCAAACGCGGTGAAATCCACCAAGTCGCCGGGGACCGAGACGGTATCGCAGCCGGCTGCCAGTGCAACATCAATCACACGATTGCACCAGGCCGCGTCGTGGAACGGAACATGCGGATCTCCCATGATCAATATGCGATCAGCCTCGACGCATAGCGGTTCGTCGAATCGCGGCGTATCTGACGGCTGTACCCGTGCATGTATGCCCAGCCGCTCGCGTCTGCGTTGTATCGCCTTCTGCGTGCGGCGAATGTTGCGCTCTGCGAACCGCGCAGCTATTTCCGCACTGTCCAGATGCTGATTTTGTACGAGCAGCATGAGGAGCGCATCCTCTGCTGGCGTCCATGGTTGTCGTGCCGCCACTACAGCACGCCCTCGCCCACCAGGGTCCAGGTATGCGGGTCGAGTTTCGCCACGATATACCGCCCCGCGTTATATGCGAGGCAGCATATGCCCCCGTCGCCGCTACGCCATTCGCTGCACCATGTATACCCGTGCGCATTGCAGTATTTCATAGTGGCGGGATAATCGGCCAACGCCTCGCGCGCGTCGGTCACGTCGTCATAGAGTAGCGTAATGGGCGGCGTCTCGGGTGGCGGATCTTCGGCGGGTACCTGTGCTCGAATATGGTCACGCAGCAGGGCCGAAATGTCCTCAGTCAACTCGAACGAGCGCCATTGACCGGCGTGCGGCGCAGCGGTGAACACCATTGCGGCCAGTACCTCGTTGTCACGCGCTAACTCACTATCGTACCAGGCCAACTGGCGCATGTATTCCGCCGCGTCGCCATTGAGCGCAACACGCCAACCGTCGGTATCTGCGCCACCGGCATAGTCGATGCCCGTCTCGGTGATGAGGATTGGCGGCACGCGATAGCCATGTTTATGCAGGAATCCCATAGCGCGGCGGTATCGCAGTAGATGCCAGCCGTCGGGCGGGGCCATGCGGTGCATCCCATATTCATGCAGCCCCAGATAGTCTGTCTCGGCGAGAGCGGGGCCGATGATGCGCCATGCCTGTTCCTCCTGCGCCTCGTCACCCTCTGGTCTACCGGTGCCAAACTGCCCTGACACGGTGCGGTAGCCATATTCGTGCATGATGCGTACGCGGGCCATCTCGAAGTCCGCCCATTGCTCGACGGCTGTAAGGGTGGACGTATCCGGCTCATTAGGGCCCTCCCAGGCGTGTACCCATTGCGCGGCACGAATTCGTGACAGAGATGCCTCGACGTATTGCCGTGCCCCAACCGCGCCCTGGGGGATGAGCCACTTATCGCTGTCCTCATGGAAATATAGCCGACCGATGGTGCGCACGCCCGGGAATGGGTCGCTGCCCGTCTGGTCCGGGTCCATCACCTTCACCCATTGCGCGCCACTATCGACGATATGTCCTCGCAACCAGTCCGGCCAGCGCCACACGCAGGGGTCCTGGATGTGCCAACTGAGTTTGCTCACGTATTCCTCCTCTACTAGATACGGCTCTGGATCAACATAACCGCGATATCCATTCTCACGATCGGCTGGCAGCGGTCTCAGCCCGAAATGCAGATGTGCGCCCGTGGTGCGTCCGCTCATGCCGACGTAGCCGATATGTGCGCTCGCCTCGACTCGCTCGCCTGCCGCTACGTCCGGCGTCTGTAGATGTGCGTACAGCGTTTCGTATTCTGCAGCCCGCACCATGACGTACCAGCCGAATCCGTCGCTGTCGTAGCTCGTGACGCACTCGCCCGCATGTGCCGCGTAGATGCAGGTACCCTCTGGCGCAGCATAGTCGATGCCCATGTGTCCGTCATAGCCCGGGTACCATTCAGGATGCTCGCCGAAACGCTGCGAGATGCGTGCGTCATAGATGGTCGGGCGGAGACGAATCGTCACGTTTTCAAGTCCCAGTCAGGTGTGCCGTGTGGCGTCATACTCGCCTAAACCTCCAATGTCATGCGATGACCGACTACATACAGATAGCACTCATCGTCTGCTTGACTCCCAAACATCGCGCCTTGTATGTAGTCACCTTCTTCTAACCAGATCTCGCCCCTCCATTGACTTGGGGATTCTATTGGCAAATCGCGTATATCAGAACCCAGGGTGACGCCGATACCGGCTACGATACCACCATATATGTGTCCCGTCGTAGCCCTGGTCATATCACGTAGGGTGATGTTAGTGACCTTCCACAGCTCGTTTGCAGGACACGCGGCCCCTACCACCCACTCTTCGGCTGCTGTGAGCGTCTCTGACGTAACTTGAGCTAAGGGTGCCTTGATGGAGTAGAGTTGGTCCTCGCCCCGCACGATGAGCCCGCCGCTTGCGCTGAGTTTTTGGGTCATGTCGTCTCCTCTGCGCCACAGATAACATAGTCTACCTGAGTCGCGTTAGTAGCGTATCCCCTGATTTTGTCGCCTGCATCCAAAATCAACCGCTCGTCAAAATACATCGTCTGGTGTGTGCCCAGGCTCATGTACGCGATGCAGCGTGATGTACCCCCAGATGGAGTCAGATAGAGCACCACCGTATTATCCCCCGCACCAGTATTATTGCAGACAATGCCGCTCAGAAATGTGCGCGTACTGCCTGGCACTGTGTACATATCCGCCTCGGCAGCCGCTAGTTGCCCGTCTGCGAGCTGTTTACCAGAAATCGACATACTACCACCTCATCAGAGTCAGAATTGTCGCTAACGTCGGCTCAGTTAATGCCAGAGAATGAAATGTCGCATCGCCGTCGCTATCGACGCTCGCTACCTCCGCGTCGCCGCTATCGGTAATGCTCCATTTCTGTGCGCCAGCCGCATCGCCGAGTTTGGCTGTAATCGTGCCGTCGGCGTCGACGGAGACGCCCTCATCGGACGAATTGACGATCTCGTAACTATTATGGTGCTGATCGGCCGTCACGCCAGATAGATCGTCGTGGTTGGGTGCCACAGAGGGTAAGAAAGGCACAGCAAACGCGGTCTCGATCGTCGTCAACTCGGTCGCGTTTTTAAGCACAATCGCGCGCGCGATTAGCGTGGCGAAATCGTTGCAGATATCGGGCACCGGTGGCACGAGCGTGGCCAGTGCCTCAGCCAGTTTGTAACTCCCACGCCCGTACACCACGTCGATGTGGCTATCACTATGCAGGAAAATCCAGTGGACACCGTAACGGTTGTTATCCAGCGCGGCCAGGCCCGTACCCGTGTCGTATTGCGCATTGTCGATCTGCGCCTGGTCGCGGTCGGTCGACACCCAATTCCCGCCGTCGTGGTACCAGTACCGGAATCGATCGGCTCCCGATGAATCGAATGCGTCGGTCTCGAAACGATCGACGCCGGAGTAGAGTACGCCTGCGGTCACAGAGATATGCCGCGTGCCCTCGTCATTGGCAATTGCGCCAGATGCGCGCTCGACCGCTCTCAACTCGAATATCCGTTGATAGATTCGTCGGAACGCGTTTGAGATGCGTGTGCTGGCCGCCAGGATATGCACGTCGGCTCCCTCGCGGAATACGCGCCCGACCATGACCTCGGTATTGAAATCTATGTCTGAGAACGTATCGGTCGTCTCAATCACCGGCGTACCGCCACCGTAGGACGCATATACCCAATTCGTGGTAGCGTCCGTGAGCGCGATATGCGATTTCGCTGGTACATCCACGAACGCGGTCACGCCGTCGATACTGTCGTCCGTGGTTTTGATCATGCCGGTCATAGCGGCAACATCTATCCGGCCGTCTCTGATATTGCCATCGTTGGTACCATCGGGTACATCGGCCACGGTGATCGTGGTTTCATCGTCGCCGCCGTCGTACGTCGCATTCCCCACTGCTGTGTATTCGCCGTCGTTGCCTGTGCTGCCATATACCGCGAATCCCGTGCCGTCTGTGAAGTAGACACTCACGTCGCCGGCGATCACGAACGTGTCCGCAACGTCATCAGCCTCTTTAATCGCATACGCCGTCGCGGTAATCGCCCCACCTGAGATGAGACCGGCCGATTGCGTGGTATCTACCCAATCGTGTAGGTCCTCATAGGTTGGCGACCCAACCTGTGGCATGTCGACAGCAATACTAGGTACTGTACCGCCGTCTCCCGTGTCGCCGGTATGATCGTGGTTGGGCACCGTATCGACATCTACAGTCACAATGCTACCCGGGCCATCGTCGGTGAGCGTGACATTATTGCCAGCAGTCAGAGCGCGTTCGCCGGTCAGCACAGTCTCGTTCTCAATCGTAACGTAACTCGCCGCCGTTGCGCTGCCGCCGGAGACCGTGCCGGAGGAAACTACCGCATTGCTCGATCCGCTCCCCGTCGTACGACGCGCGTTCGCGAGTTCACCAACCATCCACTCGGCCTCGGATGTTGGCCAGGCGTCGATGCTGGACACGGTAAGATTGCTCGTATGCAACCCGTCACTCTCAGCGCGGCTGGTCACCTCCAGGATCAGTAGGTCGGCGTCAATATCTACCGCGTGATAGGCGTCAGTATATTCGTGGTAGGTCACGTGAATAGTCTCGCCCACCTCGAGCGTTGCGCCCAGATTGGCCACGCGTAGGCTATATGCATTCTGCGCACTTACACGTCGGCGCAGATAATCGTAGGCCACGTCAAACAGCTGGTCCGCCGCGAGGCCATCATGCGTGGCGTTGTCGTCCACTGCGCCAATCTCGGACCAGGTCATCACGCGGTCGATGCGCGGATCAGCCGCGTCATATTCGAGATAATTGCTCGCCTTGTTCAGCGTGTATCCGGCCGCCGCTGATTTGTCTGTCTTGGCGAGGGTAACCCGCCGAGAAGCGATTCCTGCGCCGTAGGGATAAATGCGGCTGATCTGCTCGTAGCCGTCCTCTGTTTTCCGCAGATCGAGGAGGAGACAGATCGTCGCGTCGTCCTCTGCCGCGGACCCAACGGGCGGCACAATGGCGCGAATGCCACTATCAGTCGGCGAGCCGGACATGTCCGGATCGTCCTGCAACCATTCGATTTTCTTGCCCGTGGCACCCAATCTAAAATGCTCGCCCGTCGCCTCGGCCAGAATGGTCAGTGCCTCTAGTACGCTCTCGCCATTGAATCCGAGATAGGCTGTATTCTGCGTCGTGGCATAACCATCGCCGCTATCGTCCACCGTCCATCCGGCGGGTGCGAGAGCCATGATATCTGCGAGGCCCGTGGCCGTAGGGCCATCCTCGTAGACATCGACCTCTGCGAAATCCTGTTGGTCGGTCTGTGCCGATACCATGAATCGCACCCAATAGTAATTGTAGGTCGTATCCGTACCGCCCGCGTTCACGGTATGAGGCGTCGCCTGCCAATCGTCCACATCGCCGCGTGTCCAGGTTACGTCGCCGTCCTGTGCCCACGTCGCCCCGCCTATATCGGTCCCGTCGGTAATGCTAAGATCCGCCCAGCCGTCAGTCGCGCTATAGTATTTACAGCTGAGGACGCTAGGATTATTGTTGAATGAGTCGAAATTGAATCGGACGCCCGCGAATTTGCACGCATTGCCGACATAGAGATATTGGTCGGTGTGGAGACCGGTGCTCAGCGTATATGCCGTGGCCACATTGCCGTCGTGCGCCTCCTCCATATCGTTGCTGGTGGAATCGTACAAGTGGCCGACCATATCCGCCGTCGTCCAGGTCTGGCCGTATAGCTCCAGGTCGGCGACAGTGCGATAGGTGAGTTCGCGTAGCAGGTCATCGCCCGAGATGTGTAGCATAGGCGGATCACCGGCGATCGTCTCGATGCGATCGATGATGCCCGCGCCAATCTCTGTAACCGCGTCATTGACGATCGCGTAGGCGTGCACCTCTCGTTTGAGGCCGAGATACTGCGCGCGCCAATCCCCGGCAGGCATGTCAAACGCGAACGAACCTGCACGGTCGAGGCGTCGCGTGCTCTGCCAATCCGTTGCGGTGAGAATCGGCGGGCCATATTTCGTACCGGCACTATCGGTAATATAAATCCATATAGACCCGGCCATAGCCTCGTAATCGACGAACGTGGTCGCCCGCGCGGCCGTCGGTTGTGGGGCCGCAGTCGGTTTTGCTGCTGCCGCTGCCGCTCTAGCCGGTCGTTCGCTCGCGGGTCGTGCCGGACTCTCGGTCCCGGTATACGCGTACGGCTCGCCCCCTGGCCCACGGTCCGGTCGGCCCCATACCACGAACGCGCCCGCGAATGGTACAGTCAGTACCTGGTCCGCAGTGCGCTCATATGATACGGACGCGCCCGCCTGTGACACCGTAAGCGTCTGGTCACCCGCGCGCTCGTGTGCGACTATCGCGCCCGCCTGTGATGCTGTGAGCATGCCCACTAGGCGATATCTCCAATCACACGCAATTGCAGATTGTCCACGTCGTCGTCAGTCCATGCGCCCCCATCTGGCGCTGCGTTGCTGCTGTGCCAGCGATATTCGTAGGACGTTAGTACGCTGACAGCGCTACCGTCCGCCGTATTCACGCCATCACCGAAGCCGAGCGTGATCTTGTCGTCGCTGCCCGCGTCGGATTTTTTCACGCGCACAATGCCGGTTACCATGAGCGGTATTTTCGCGCCTAGGTCATTGTCCCAATCGGCCATACCATAGACGTCGGTCGCGTCTGCCGTGGTGCTCACATAGTCGTCGTCACTCGGGGGGCGTTCATCCACGAGCGCATAATTATCGCTACCCGCACTCGGCAGCCATGCGGTAGACACATCCCTGCTACCAGCGATGAATTCCACGCCGCAATCGCCAGGCCAGCCGCCGGTGCCGAAAATCCAATCGTCGACGAGCATGTCGCTCTTCCCGAAGAAACCGATTTCATCGATGCTGCCAGACCCTACGGCGCCGTTATAGCTGATGTCGGGAATGCCGTCGACTCTAGTTGTGATCGAACCCTCGGCACCAGTCACGATGTGTATCGAGAGCCGCTGATATGTCTCTTTACCGGCCGCCACAGTTCCAGCGGCAACCTTGACATCATCAACGTAGGCATCCCAATAGACGTCGTCCTCATCTTCGCGGCGAATAGATGCGATCTGTACATCATTTACGAAAAACGCTATTTGGTGCGCGCCCTCACCCGGATATAGCCACTGCGATGAATATAGATCGGCGCGCGCTATGGGCAGCAGACGATAATACCAATCACTAAGACTAACCTTCAAGCAGTACGTACCGCTATGCGCGTTATCGCTGTTGATGGTAGCGTGCGTCTCAGCAACAATAACTCCCGCTCGCGTGGGTATTGCGCCGCACTTCCACAAACAATGTCCATCAGGTACAAATGCCATTTATCCCCCTATGCATACTCGTCATAGAACGCAAATACGGCCGTACTGGTATTATCCCCACCAGTGCGGATCACTTTGATCGTGTTATCCCCCGGTTTCAACCGCAACCAGCCGGGGATTGTGTGCCCGCTCAGAAACGATATGTTGTCGCTATCATCCACGCCGTCATTCTCGCAGGTCATATCACCGCAGGTCAGCACAAGGCCCTTGTCGGTAGCGATTGTGCCAGAATAACGGATTTTCGATATATGCCCGGTCTCCTCATTCTCAATATCCAATTGTGTGATGTCACTCCCTTTAGCCGTCACGGTGATAGTGATGTCGCGGCAAATCTCATTCCCGCCATTGTTGATCTCGGCGGATTTGGGCGTAGCATCCAGGGTGATCGTGTCGCTATTGAACGCGCCATGCCAGGAATCGCCGAGAGCCTGGAAAAACACGCTCACCGGCAAGGTGAGCGCTTGCCCTCCGACCCCCTGCGCATCGACGCGAATGCAACGTGCTGTGCGCGTCTGTGTAGACCCGTCGGGCAAGGTGCGCGTGAGCGTACCCCGCACACCACGTTTGGCGCGCCAAGTGGCGAACGTAGTGCCCACAGCGCTGTACGAGGATTCGCGAATGTCGAATTTCACGATGATGATACGCGGTCGTCCTCGTGCACGTGCAGACCCGAGCGGATCAAACGTGCCCCCACCTGGCAGCATCACGAGATCAGGCGTTATGCTCTCATCTGTACCGATGTCATGCTGCGGATTGTCTGTCGGCAATGTGAGGCCGTCGAACTCGGTGTACGTATATCGCGCCATACTACTGCCACCCCTGTGCGCGCGCCGCTTGCAATGCCGTCATTGCTCCTGTGCGCGCGGCTTCCTCAACCGCTGCTGTGTCACCACCTGGGGCATAAATGGGGCCGATGGTAATCTCGTTGTTATAGTTCGCTGTCATGCTCTGCTCTAGCCCTGCTAAACCGCCTGGCGTGATGGGAAATTCGGCCGTGGGCCCTGGCGCCATCCCCCCAAACATGCCATAACGCGCTCTATTAGCAGCATCCAAGGCGCGATTTATCATATCTGTCATTTCGGTCATTTGCTCCGTAGACACCCCCTCTCCTGTGAGCCCCTCCCAAATCGCAGAGCCCATGGCGACGCCAATTGCGGCGAAACCATGTCGGAAATTAATCGCAGCCTGCGCCAGGTTGTCGGCAAGTGTTAAAATAATGCTATCGCCGACCGAGGAGTCGCCAATAAATATCCGAATCTCATCGACGAGTGTACTGACAATTATCGCGCCTGTATCACGCAACCAAACTTGTGTATTTTTGCTCGCTGCCCAATCTGCGAACACTGCCGACACATCGACTAGCTTGGCACTCGCGCCGAGAATCCCTTGGCCGATTTGGGTTAAAATGTGTCGCCCTATGACCATCCAGACGTTGCCCGCGCCGCCCTCCAGCCCCATCGCTATTACCAGAGAATCTGCGATTCGTTGCAGAATCTGTCGTCCTATATCGCTCCAACCAGCCTCATCGCCCATACCGAGACGAGCGGCGAGGGCCTCTCGTATTTCATTGGCAATCAGTTTCGCAACGCCCTCCAGACCCTCGTCACTATATGCTTCTTGCACGGCGGGCCAGAAATCCTTGATCCACTGAGCCGCGCCCTGAATGGCCTCTTTTATCTTTGGTGCCAATTCCATTACCTTGTCGGCTAGCATACTGAACGCTGGCGCAACGAGTTCTAGGATTTCGCCGCCAACAGTGAGTGCGAGATTGTGACCCACGGCTCTGAGTTTGCTCCATGACGCCTGCACGGTATCGCTCTGTTCACCAACTTTCTCCATGGTGACCGCGCCCTGCTCCATCACCGCGGTCATGAATGCCTGCTCGCGTGCCATGGCCTGAGTGCTATCGGCAGCCACGGCCTGCGTGTTATTCAGTTCCTCTAACCGCGCATTCTCTGCCGCGTACTGGCTCTCCAGATCCTGTATCTTCATACGCTGCCGCTCGCGCGTCGAGAGCTTGGTATTGTCGGTGAATTCGCTCTGCTGCAACCGCGCTAGATATAATGCATCCTCGAGCTCCTTTATATGCTCGGTGCTATCCGCAATGGCAGCATCAATCTGCGGCTGCGTCATGCCATACGTCTCGGTCGCGCCGGTCAGCTCCTCAATGCGCTCGCGCACTTTGGCGCTACTGATGCCAAACGAGTCGAGGCGCAAAATGCTCTGATTGGCGAGCATGAGCGCAAAGTTTTCCATGCTCGCGGTGGCGTCATTGCCCATGGCCATGCCCAGCTGCGTGGCCATCTCGGACAGTTTGGCCGCTTCTTCGGTGTTCGACGCGAGGCCCATGGCCACGAATTTGTTGGCGGCGGCCATGAGCTCATCGTCAGCGACCATACCGCGTGTCGCTTCGCGTAACTGCTCCATGGCCTGCGGCACGTCACCGCCGATAGAATCCACCAGATTCGCAAACGTGCGCTGTGTGCCCTCGACGGCTATAGCGTTCTGGACGAAACCGGACACAGCGCGTCCTGCCGCTTGCAGCCCTTTTACGGCGATAGTACCAAACGCAAAGCCCAATGCGGTCCGCGCCACACTACCGATTTTATTCAGCACGCCAGTCGCGCGATCCTGCGCGTTGACGATGATTTTAAGAGTTTCTGCCACGCGGTTTCCTAGCCTTCCCGAGTTGCGATTTCCAATATTGCCATATCAACACCCATTTCACACGACTGCCACCCGCAATTTCCCAGGGCGGCACGCCCCATTCCTGAGCGGCCCACAGCACGGCGAGACATCCGGGCAACGCACCACGGCCATGTTGTGCTATGGCGATGATGCGTCGCCGGAGTCTGGGGGGAGTGCATCGGCCTCCATGAGGCGCGCCATTTCCACCGCCGCGGCGGTCAGCTCGCGCACCGTGATGTGTTTGATCCGCTCCAACGCCTCGTCGCGCGAGAGCGGCTGACCGTCCTCATCGACCATGAACGTTAGCACCATGTCGCGCGCCGCACGCAATGGCAATTCGCCATCCTGCAGAGCCAGCACGGTGTCGACTTCCAGATCCGCCGCCTGGTCTAGATTGACATTGAAATGCAATTCGCGCATCCCTCCTCCTCTCTCTGTTTACAGGCCGCTGATTTCGTTAACGACGGTCACCTCCGCGAACAGTGCCGCCGTAGAATTCCAGCGGGCGCGGAACGTACCCGTTACCACATCGTTGCCATCTTGCTCATCGAGTTTCGAGAACGATTCCCACTTACCCGCCAGATCGACAATGACGGTTTTCGCCGTATAGGTACTGCCAGCGGTATTCAGCGTTGGCCCCCGCCACTCGATGCGAACCACCTTCGGTGTGCCCGCGCGCCAAGCAGTGATCTGGGCCTCCGCAGACGCATTATGCTCGAACGTCAGGTCGGCGGTGATTTCCGGTCGGTCACGACGCAGATGATCGAAATAGAGTTGATCGCCATCAGTATAGATCGGCGTGAGCCCGCTATTGATGTCCAGGTCCATGCCCACGAGGGAGGCGCTGACCACGGTTGTGCCCGGTGCCGTGGCCACGGCGTCGATGTACAGTTTACCCTCGCCAAACAGAATCTCGCTGACCGGCGTGAGTGAAATCGACGTAGTGAATTCACAATCGTTGGCCTGTCGCCCGCGCCAATTCGCGCTCATTTTGACAGCTTCGCCCGCCACCCCGCTGAGACGCATACTCTCGACATAGGCGTATTCCATCTCGTCGGCCCGTTGGTTGTCGCCCATCTCGATCGTGGCGGTGTTGATGGTATTCGTCGTCGATGTGGACATGGCAAACGAGTACACCTGCCCCGAACCGTCCGTACTCGTAGGATCTGCGTCTTCACTGAAACAGCACGTCAGCAGAATCGGCAGCTGCTCGTAAGTCGCCTCAACCTCGTCCATGTCGAGGGCCGCAGCCAGACGGGGGACATAGGATCTGTCCACGCCGCCCACGAAGCCGATATCCTCTTCTGGGAACACCGTCTCGCGCTGGTCCTCTAGCGTGCCCGTGCCGCGCCAAATCGTATCGGCAACTACTGCCGCCCCTGGCGTATTAGTCGCCTCCAAACCCAGTTGGATTTTGCGCAATGCTCGAATACCTGCCATCGTTACTCTCCTATGCCGCTGTTTTCTCGGCTATCCGTATGCGAAACACGAAACCCCAATATGCTGTGTTGCCCCAGCCCAACTCCATGCCGCCACCCGAGACGCCGCTATCGGCAATGTCCGTGATATGATCCACAACGTCGCCCAGCGTCGGATCGTCGATGTACGCCTGCCCAAACGCCTCCATCAGTGTCATGCACTCCTGATAGCCCTCGTCCGGCCCCGCGATCCCCTGCGCGACCGGGGCCACGAACACGCGCACGATGTAGGTGCGATCCTGACGATGGAGCCCTATGGCGTGCAGAGTCCAGGTCGCCTCGCCCGGCCACACCAATGCTACTGGCAACGTCGTCTGGTCCAGATTGCTCGGCATTGCCGTAGGTGCCGAACCGACGCCGCTAATGCCAGCGTGGAGCGTTTGCAGTGCCGCCGCTATCTCTGCAATCGTGCTCATGCTGCTATCCTCATTTTGTATCGCGCCTCAGATACCGAGAGAAATGGACTGGCCGGCCGGATCAGCGCCACTCGCATCTTTCACATTCTCCTCTGTCCACTGTGCATAATCAGTGCCGTCGATCAATTTGTGCCCGATATGCGGACTCGTCGTCGTGGTATCGCACCAGAGTGTGATGCCTCGTTTGCGGCATTCCGCGCTGAACCACATATCCGTGCCCGGCCAATCGCCATAGTTGTTGTCGTAGTCGTAGCCGAACCAGGGCGGGCTCATCGTGTCAAACACTTCGCGTGCGATCATAATGCTGCCTGTGCCGAGCGCTTCGACCTCCATCGCTCCGCGTGGCCATTCTGCTATACGGCGGAAATGGCCGTCACCAGGGTCTATAAACGCGCATGGATCGTACGGCTCCCCACGCCGAAAATTGAGCCCGCCCACTACCTGTACCTGTTTCGGATATGCCTGAAACCAGCGCGCGAGTCGTTGGATTATCGTCGGCGGGTGCACGTGATCGCTGTCGAGCATGATTAGGTGCGTATATCTATCATCTTTGAGCAGATAATCCGTAAATTTGCATCGCGCTATGTCGTTTCTGGTATATTGCAATTCTGCGAGCGTCCAGCCCTGAGTTAGGATTTTGGCGAACCCGAAAAACGCATATTGATTCAGTGTGCGTTCCATGGGAATACCCCAGAGGACGCGTATATTCTTGTCGGTTGGCGTGAGAAGCGGGACACCGCGCGGCTCTGGTAGCAGACGCCGCTCTACGGAACCGTGCGCCCAATCCTCCCGTATGTAACCGTCTTCTCGTCTCTCCTCCCCCACTCTCTCCTCCTCCTAACGTAGCTTCTTATATGGCTCCAATATCTCGCGCACATCGCGCGGGAATCCCTGTGGTACGGTCATCACGCCCTGGCCCGGCATCATCGTGACGTCGAACACCGATGCGTCTTTCTGTGCATACAGATACGCCGCCAGCCGTATCGTCGCGTGTTGGATATCGGCTGGTGCGCTCGTGGCGTATCCCCACCGTCCGTTCACCTCGATGGCATCCTCTGGGGCGTCCTCATATGTCCAGAGTGTGTCTGCGAGCCCCGTGAGCCGAATAGCCCAGTACGGCGTCTCATGTCGCGGCACGGGCACATAGTGCGTCGAGGCTATCGTCTCGTCGTCGCCGTTGACGATCGTGACGATAGTGGCTAGATCGTCATCCAGGTAGAGTATCTTGCGGTCATCGGACGTGTCCCGCACAGCATCGAAATACCGCGTTGCTGCCGTGGTGGGTGCCACGAATATGCGGTCGCAGTATGTCTCGATCTGCGCCGTAGCACGGTCGATGATGTCGCCGATGAGCACGTCGTCTGCCGAGGATGTGATTTTTCGATACTGTTTGAACTGCGCTACTGTCACATATCCCATGTCAGAACTCACTCTCCCGCACGACCCAATAGGACTCAGCTGCCGCTACCGCCGCGCCCGTCCCTTCCCAACGCACATACCAAGTACCCGTCTCGTCCAGCGTCACATCGGTGTAATACGTCCCTCGCGTGCTGCGCGTGATGGCGTCCTCGCCATATACGAGTGTGGTCATAGTCCCGCTAGGATTTTTGTGTTTGCAGGTGATAACAGTCGGGTCTACCGTCGTACTGGTACTATTGGTGAATGTTGCCGTAATCCGTATCTGATCGCCAGAGTCGTAGGTGTTTGCCATTTACTCGTCCTCTATCGACACGTTATATCGCGCCGCGTCCGCAATCCCGACGTTATACCGTGGCGCATCCTCTATCCCCGCCATATAGCGCGCGGCAATCGTAATCGCCAGCCGCGCGAGGACACCTGTCGTCATGCCCACGCCGGCAATCTGCATCGGTTGGGCAATGACGCCGCCCGTGCCCGTGATCGCTAGTGGCGTATAGGTCCCTGTGCCTGCTATCGTGACGGGCTGCACTACTACTGCGCCAGTGCCAGTGATTGCCGTTGTGCCTACCGTGCCCGTACCCGCAATGGCCGCTGGCTGCACTGCGACTGCACCCGTTCCCGTAACTGCCAACGGTGTATAGGTGCCAGTCCCTGCTATCGTGACCGCCTGTGTTGTGACGCTACCCGTCCCAGTTATCGCGAGCGGTGTGTAGGTACCTGTACCTGCGATTGCGGCAGGCTGCGCGGCAATTGTGGCCGTACCGGTGATCGCTAGTGGGGTATATGTGCCGGTGCCAGCAATCGTGATTGGCTGTGTGGCGAATGTGCCAGTGCCTGTGATGGCGGGCGCACCCGCATACCTCGCATCCCAGGTGATGCCCTCTGGGCGATTACCTGGGCTATCATAACTATCTGTTATGGTCGATGAGAAGCCAGAGTGTTTGTAGTGCCTGCCGGCGGTAGAGTCAGCACTAAGTACATTTGTCCCGTCCCAGGTGATGCCAGTGGGGGCGCTACTCGGACTAGCATAACTACTCGTAATAGTTGACGAGAAACCTTCGTGCTTGTAGTGTTTATGTAGGCCGTCGTCAGCACTAAGTACATTTGTCCCATCCCAAGTAATGCCCTGACAACTAGCGCCTGGGGTGTCATAACTACTCGTTATGGTCGATGAGAAACCACTATGTTTGTAGAGCCTGTCTGCCAAGTCGTCAGCACTGATTACATTCCCAGCCATACTACGTCACCCACCGCCCCATCCAGTGGCGCTGTAACGAGTCGAAGTCTGCCCACACCACCTCGTACCCCGCATCTAGGAACTTGCGGCAGAAGTAGAAATCCTCGCTACTCTTTAGCAGTCCCCTTTCGTCATATTCAGTCATGAACCAGGGAGGCTCGATAGCCTCTAGCACATCGCGTCGTATGAGCATTCCAGCACAACCGACAGCCTGGCATGGCTGCATACCGGTCCACGGCCTATGCTGCACGTATTCAAACTGATTCTCAGTCGCGTCCAGCACCATCGGCCCAGTTTCGTCGCCTATCTGCGTCATGTGCGGCGCGGCCACGAGGGGCACGTCCATTGCCGTCATCCGCAGCAAGCAGCCTTCGGGAGGCACCGCATCGCTATCTAGGATGAACAGATGCGTACACGGTGTCTCCAGAAAGCGCCACACCTGCATATTACGTGCGTGTACGAGCGTCTTCTTCTCACGGAAGAAATCGAGCACGCAACGCGGTTTTCCCCGCAAGACCTGCCGATGCGCCCACATCAGCGGCTCTGGCATAGTGGTGTGAACGCAAGTGCCCGAAATCAGCACATGCGACTCGCTCACGGTTTGATCTTCCCCTCGTCGAACGCGGCGGACTTGGCCTCGCGCTTAGCAATGATATCCGCCATGGCCTCTAACGTCGGTTTGGTCACCTTGAGCGCAGCGAGATCGTCAGCCTCTTCTTGTGACAGGCTCAGTCCCGCATTCACTTTGGCCTCGTACAAATCGGCCTTGGCTTTCGCTGTCTCGTCGAGCCGTTCCTCCGGCATACCCTGCGTTACACGCCAGTCGGCCTGTAACGCGTCAGCCTCGCTCTCCGTGATGATCTCCATATCGGGATGTTCGGCATAGGTTTCAGCCAGTTCGTCGGGTAGAACGATGAGGCAATACTCGTAGTCACCGCCTTTGCCGATGTCACCAGAGTAAGCGCACATGCCGCCACTCATGCGCGGGCCGATACCCACACGGTCAACCTCGTTTGAATCATACGGTCCACCATGTGCTGCGTCGGGGTAGACCATCATATCTTCGCCAGGCCCGCCCCTGCGTACTTTGACTTTGACTACTTTCACAGGGCCTCCTCGCTATGCGGTCGTTGGCTGCGTGTAAGTCAATGCCGTTACGCTCACCTCGGCGCCCGTCTGAATGCTCACGCTGTTGAGCACGATATTCGCGTCCGCCGTGCCCACGCTGCCGTCGAACATGGCGGTATTGCCCGCAGGCTGAAGTGCGCGGAACCAGGACGCCGTTCCTTTCGCGTCGGCGGCGTCGTCCTTTGTGATTGCATTCGCTGTGGCGACGCCAGCGGTGCTATCACCGAACGCGGGCGAGCCGAATGTAAGCCCGGCGAGCTTAACTTGCGTCGTTACGGCGCTATTGCAACTGTTCGGCTGCGTGCCGTCGTAGATGCGCAATAGGCCATTGTCGAGCGTATCTACCACCGCGTCCACTGCGAGATTAGCGGCTACATACGATATTTTCGGATTCAGTGCCATCTGTACTCTCCTAGATCAATCTGGTCACAACGCTCACGCTGCACGCCGTGGTCTGCGCAACCGCCGTCCCTTTCGCCGTCGTCCCGAGAAGCCGGACATACCCCGTGCCCCAGAACTTAGTCGGATCAACGGCGACGGCCTGGCTCGCCTCCACTGCGACGGTATATGCTGTGCCGCCATCCCAGAGGGGCAAAAAATTCGTGCCGTCCTCTGACACATCGACGTGCACGATTACGGCAGTACTCGACCAGCCAGCAGGCATGAGCAGCCGTATCGGGCTCTTACCGTCGAGATACGCAACCGTGCTCTGTGTGCCGGTGGCAATGATGTTGACTATTTTCACAGTCGCATATTGATCGTCCGCCGCCTCGTGTTGTGTTTTGAAATCTAGTGTCATAACATCTCTCCTGGGGCTATGGGCGGGTCACGAGCACCCGCCCTGTCCCCACTATCGACTATCAACTCGCCGCCGTGGTGGTCACGGTATTGGACTGTGGCCCAAACCGCGGGTCCGCCCCGATCAGCACGAGAGATACCTGCGTAGCGCGTGTACCATATACGGCCCGCACGCGCGCATAGCGCCCTCGTGTGGTCAGCTCGCCGCTACTGACATTTTTGCCCAACTGGTCGCTTGTTACCTCGAAAATCTTGGTCCGTGCGAATCCCGCCGTCTGGCACATGATCGTATTGGTCACGATCGCTGTACCCGTGGCCGTGCCCTTCGCCGTGCTATCGAGGATTTTGATGGTGGCGTGTGGCACAGTTGTGGTCTCTTTCGTGCTTAGCGCCTGCGCGATCACCATCATGCGCCTGAACAGCGCCATGTCGATCGTGCACGTCATCGCTGAGCCGCTCTGCAAACACTTGCTCGTGGTAACGGTATCAACGATTTTGATTCGTTCTGTCAGTCGTTCCATGGTTATTTACCTCCTGCCTATGCGCCGCTCAGCGTTACGAACGGCGAGCAGGTATTGCTACCGTCCGCACGATATACCGCCTGCGTCAACCAGGGCTGGCCATCCACATAGTCGCAAAATCTCCAAGTGCCTTTGTTCTCGGTGAACGCATAATGTTCGCTGAAATCGATCGCCAGCTGATTGCGCGTGCCAATCAGGTAGTAGCTGAAATCAGCAAGCAGAATCCCGCCCTTGTTCGCAGCCGCGGCCGCCTGCGGAATTCTCGGCATTTTTTCTGTCCAGACGATCGGGATGCCGAACAGGGTGGCCGGTTGTTTCTGGCTCGCGCCCTGGATCCAGATGATGTTGTTCGTATTGGCCGCGCCATCAGCCAGCGCAATCAGATACGGCAGCATCTCAGGATGCATCACCCAGACCGCGCCACCATATGGGCCAACATCGTTCGGCCTATTCAAAAACTTCGTCATCATGTTGGCGAGATCGCTCAGCACACATGTGCTCGCGCCAGCAGCCTCTGTCAACAGACAGTTCGCGTTGAACACGCCGAGCGGTTTACCCGCACCGTCGCCACGCAGAAACGCCCAATCCTCGTACCAGCTGACTGCCTCTGCGAATAGCTGCCGCAGTGTGGCCTCTAGCGTCGGGCCTGCATCCTGCCTCAGCATATTTGTGGCCTGTGTGTACCCCGACAATTCGTGGTACATCAGCTTGATCGTGCGAAACGTGGGTTCCGTCTCCGTTTTCTCGCTGCCCTCTTCTGTCCAGGTTGCTACGACACCAGCGAGTTGTGGCGGTTTGCCTGCCGTACTGCCGGTATAGTCCAGCGACGGCACGTTCCATTCGCGCCCCCGCATCGGGATAACCCTGGCACGCGGACGAACGACAGACATCTCGACTGCCAGCCGCAGAATGTCCTGCGAGTATTCGGGCGGTACCAGATATCCGCCGCTACTGCCGACGCCCTCCGCCAGATCCTTCCGCGAGTCGTAAACCGATTTCAGTCGTTTTTCGTCGCCGTTCTGAACCGCGAGGAGCCAGTTCCCGAACGATTTCACCTCGGGGTGATCTTTGTCTGTGGGGGTATCGTAAAACGCCCTCCTGAGGGCTGGCTCATTTTCGAGCAATGCCCTAAACTTGTTCATTGCCGCCTCAGCGAAGACGGCAGGGTCCAGGGTTTTTTGTTCCTGGGCCTCCGTAGAATTATTTTCCTTGTCAACCATCTCTATCTCCTGTGTCCTATCTGTTACGCTTATCGTTTGGGCCGCCTGTTTCGCCGTAGTCGCGTCTGCCGATGGCTCCCCGCCATCCTCTGGCAGTAACGCCTTGACCGCAGGCTCAGTGGCAGCCAGTACCCGCAATTCACTCACGCCCAGCGTGCGCGGTTCCGCCGGTGTCGGCGTAAGGCTGAATTCAGCGATAGGCCACGATGTGATCGTCGCCCCATCTCGTTCTACGAGATGTCCAACCGCACCAGAGGACCAGCCGAGCCGCCCCTCCTCAGCCAATTGGCGTATGGCCTCTGCGTATTCATTAGACAGCGCAATTTGTGTCTCTACCCAAACTCCGATATCGCGCTCATCGACCATTGCCTTGCCCAGCACCTGCCGCGCGGCTTTCGCGTCCATACCATGTTGGTACAGTACCGGCGGCGTTCGCGTCAATTTATCGAACCAGAAATCGGTCTCCGGTACGAATCGCTCGCCCTCTAGGTCTATGCTCCCGTAGACAACGCCCCAACCGCCGAGCGTATAGCCATTGTCTGTGGCTTTGACCATCAGCGCCTTGCCGCCAGGTATTGGCATATCTTCTCGCTCGTACAGAGCACGCAATTTCGATATAGCCTCCCGTTTGTTCGGGCCCTCGTAACGATTGCCCCTGTAACCGCCATGCAGCGCGGCCCATGCCGCACCCATCAGGCGGTGATCGAGTTTGCCACTCGCGTCGCGCACGCGCAGATGCCAGGTGCTGGGCGACTTTGGGTCCTCCACGACCAGATAATGCGAGGCCGGATGCTCTCCATCCGACTCGCGTTTCGTAATGGCCTTGCTCTGCGCCTCCGGCTCGCTGGCGTAGAGCGCTGCTACCTGTCGCTGCGCCTTCTCCTTGCTATCGTGGCAGCCCAATGTCTCGCCAACGGCATCGCCATCCTCATCAATCCTGTACACGCACCATTCATCATCTCTCTCGAACACCTTCCAAGGCATTGCTATCGCTCCTAGCTCTTCAACTAAAACAGCCCCGCTCAATCAGCAGGACCTGTGTACTGCCAATCGGTCGGGGCTGGGCGGCTCTATGGCCGCACGGCCTATATCATTTTCGATATACCTATTTCACGCCATACCTCTTCTCGATGTAACGCACGATCATCAAGAGCGCTTTGCGTAATAGAATCATGAACTCATGAATCTCTTGGGACTCAGCCGTCATGCTTCACGAACTCCGCGCACCAAACGGTCATATTGTCGTTTCTCACCTCAATGCCGCCCACCAAATCGCATTCATCGAGCCAACTGCGCACCTGCTCGCAGCTCAATAGTCTGTGCGCGTTGAACAGCGTCACCGGCTCGTCAGCTACGGGCGTGCTGAGGAGCAGGTGGCCGCCAGGCTCTAGTACCCGCTGCAATTCGTGGCATGCCCGCTCACTGCCATGCGGATCGATCGCGTCGCCATACCGCCCCAATCCGATATGCTCGATAACGCTGAGACAACTCGCCATGGACACGCTATCGTCCTCATATGGCAATGCGGTTATGTCGCCACGCTGACAGGTCAAATTTGGCAACGACACCGGCAGCGGGCGCGTCTCCACAGATGTCACTGGCACAAACAGCGAGAGCATTCCCAACAGCAACGGCCTGCCCCCTACGTCCAGCAGCCATTCGGGGCGCACCCGCAGCACCCGCTCCGCCGCCCATACGTCCTGGTAGAAGTAAAATGGATGCACCGGCGTCGTCTCAGCGCGCTCGTCTAGGATGCGTACTGGCACTACTGGTTCTGTAGCGCTGGCTCTGTATTCCTGGTAATCAGACCAATACCAAGCGTCCCGCTGATTGCCCGCTGCCAATTGCGCATCTGTCATAGCAGCCCCATCGCCTCGAATGCAGTCTCGAACCGCGCTCGCCAGGTGTGGTGTTCCCGTGCGTGCTTCGCTGCTGCGTGGCGCATTGTCTCGGCTTCATGCGGATGTGCTAGATAATATCGGCAATTCGCAATCAGATCGTCCAATGTTCTCCATGCTGCCAGTGAGTCGATAGGGTAATGATCGAATAATTCACCGTTGTATTGCGCCAGGTAGAACGCGCCTGCCATCGGCGCCTCGAAATCGCGCCCTTTCAGCGATATTGTGCCATCCGCCGCCTCGCCTATACCGAGCGTGATCACCGCGCGGTTCATTAGATCGACCATTTTCTCAGTGCTCACCGGCCCGCGCTCCCAACCCTGGCCGTAAGTCTGCACATCGATCCCCGCCTGCTCCAGATGCCAGATGATGCTCTCGCGCCGCCCGTATTTCTTGCCCACGAACAGCACATCTATGTCGCGTTCGCATTCCATAGGCTTGAACACGTCGGGGTTCGCGCCCGGCGGTAGGTATATTGCCTTCGCGCCATGCTCCTCGTACCATTCCACAGCCGTCGGGTCGCTCGTCCAGCACAGGTCGAACGCGCTCGCTATGTCTACCATACCCGCGAAACCACTCGGCTCTAACGCGCTGTATCTGTGTGTCTTGTCGTCCAACGTCATGTTAAGCGTCGGAATGCCCATGAGACGCAGTGCCTCGATATAGCCTCGATGCACCAGCCGCCCGCATAGATAGCCGTAGAATATGTCTAGCGGTTGTTCCTTATGCGCCGCATCCACACGCTGCAACATCTCGCGATTCATGGCTGCTTTTAGCCCATAGTGCCAGCCAGCATCGTATTGGTCATACGGCGGGTGCCAGTCGTAGCGCACCACGTCGCCGAATGTTCGCAATGCGGGTGTCAGGTTGTGCTCCTCCCAGTTGAAATGTCGGAATGCGGCGAATATTCTCATGCGAGTATCTCCCCGTCCCATTCCATCTCAGGCAGTTCGCCCCACTCGGGAGAGGCTGTCTCCCGCTCGGTTGCGTGACACCACATACGGCCTACACCCATTGCTCCAAACCCGCCTTTGAGCAACATGTTGTGCTCGGTGCTCTTTGCCAGGATTGGATGACGCCGCACTTTCAAGAGGAACCGTCCCTCTCTCATTGTCGCGCGGGATATTTTGGCCTCCTCCCGCAAGCCCTGCTCGCTCAGAGCTGTGTCGCGCATTCTCCCCTCCTCGTTTGCTCTGGCGTCTGCCCCTCGCTCAAATCGGTTAGCCATTCTCGGTCTGTGAGCATTTTGTCAGAGACCAATTTGCGCACGAATACTTGCTCTCCCTCCAGGCGAGAGACCTGTGTTCTCAACGATTCTAGTTCGTCTATGCGCCTCGACAGTCGCTCCAGAGGCAATTCCCACGGCTGTTGGTGTCTCTGACGGCGCTGGCTCCTTTTCCATCCCCACCATTCTTGCAGCAACGCCCATATCTCACATAGTAGCTCTTTAAACGTCACGTGTCCTCCTCTAGGCTCACTTTCGAACGCCAGCCGGTAGACTCGATGCGCGCCTCATAGCCCCACCGCCGCTAGCATCTGCTGAGCGCGGTGGACGTAGGTATGCTCGGCCAATACCGCTGCGCGACCCGCTGCGCCGATCATTCGAGCCATGCGGGGACCGTTAATGAGCGCCGCTGCTGTAAACTTCAGATCGTCTAGATCCTCGTAATACATCAGATGGACGTAGGGCTCGAACATGTCCAGTATACCATTCTCGTGTGTATAATCCGTCACCAATGGCCGCCCGCTGCATATAGCCTCGAACACCCGCATGTTCAGATCGCCGTGTGCGCTGCGGTTGAACACCACGCGCGCGTTGGCGTAGACGTTCGCCATATCCCCAAAATAGACGCCATTCACGAATCGGCAATTATATCGCGCAGCCAGCATCCGCAGCGCTTTGCGCCGCGGCTCGTAGAGCGCCACGTCGGGATAGGCGTTGCCAACAAATGCCACGTCGTATTCAGGCTCATCGGGCCAGCGCGTCGGCGTGTGTACGTCTGGGTCACAGGCCAGCGGTAGCCAATGCGCGTCCGGCCCGAACGCATCTGCGAATTGTTTGTGCGCGTAGAATACGTGATCGAAATATGGCGCACGTTCTAGATGCTGCTGCAACCGTGAATGTGAGTCGATGAAATAGCCTACTGTCGGAATCGTGTGCTGTGGCATATCATTCGGGAACCATCCAGCCCCGGCCTCGATGTACACAAACAGATCCGGTCGCCATCCATCTGCTAATGGCGCTGTCATATGCGGCCCCGTCAGTCGGTATCGTTGGTCCTCACGATGGCGCGACAGATCCCGCGACGGCCCCCAAGTGCGCACATCGTGGTCCAACGCGCGGAACGCTTTGGCGTAATAACAGGCTGTCGTCGGCGGGCTATAGAGAAATGCCATGAGGATGTTCATGAAATCGGATCCCATTTCAATGTGGCTCGCTCATTCGCAATATTAGGATAAATACCCCGTATTTGCTCTGCGAGTCTGGTTTCTGGTGCGATCACTGGTGCTATCAATTCTATAGCAAGATCGCGAGCTTCGTGTCTGTCCTCTGCCTTAACAGACAATATGCCCTCTCGTGCTGGTTGCTCCCACGTAGCACCTGTCCGAACCCGCCAAGTATAGACGTTCATTCCCTCTTCTCCTCCGCCGGTCGCATCATCACGTCGATCATCACGCCGTCCATTGTCCGCCGCACGATATGCCAGGGTTTGATGCCATAGGTCCGCCCATACTCCTGCCAGCGATTGTGACTGACATCGAAATAATCAAACGTCTCAGGTACGAAATATCGCACATGTGTCGGGTCCTGGAATGCTGCCGATGTCGTGGCCGAGGGCACGCGCACGTGCATCCGACCATCAGGCATGAGCGCATCGTGGCAGGCGTTCACGAGCAGTATTAGGTTGGTAATGTGCTCTAGGATGTTGTCTGCTATGATGACGTCCTGCGGCCCTATCTCGCCCGGCAGCCCGCCCTCTAGGTCCCATGCGATGATGTCCTCGCCGCCTACACGGTCCACGCCTGTGAGTCCGGGCCGTTTGCGCGCGCCACAACCTAAGTCGAGACCCTTGAGGACATAGGCACCCCGCATAATCCTTTCGGCGCAATCGCGGAACGTCGGCACTCGTCTACCCGCCACGGCCAAGATGTCGTAGTAGCGCGGATTATGCATCTCCCAACGGGCCATGTCCTCATGCACGTCATTGAGCACCGTCTCGCTAGCCGCGTATAATTCGTTCAGTTTGTCATGCGGGTAATACAGTCCTTGCCACACGCCTTCGGGCAGCCAATCCCAACCCTCGCCCCAAACCTCTAGACCGTCATAATTACCGTCTAGCGCATCAATGCAGGGACGCGATTTGCCCCGCACATTGCCCACGAACACCCGCTTATGCGTTTTCGGCACGTCCATCGGCACGAAATCGGTCGCGCCTGGCAGCCACTGCGCGTCGACGCCCTGCTCTCGCAGGTGTGCCGCGAGTTTCTGCGATTCGCTGAATACCGCGTCGTACTGATTGCACTCATCCACGGTCACCGCGTCTGGATGGCCAATGATCCACAGCACATTGTAGGTCCACTCGGGCAACCGTTCGATGCTCATGCCATGGCAGTTGATAACCGCCTGCGCCTGCATAACGTCTGTGACGATCTCGTGGCCCAGGCTCTGTAACGCTGCCCCCAGCGACTGTTTGAACCAATAGTCACCCCAGCGCAGTCGCCGTTCCTTGTCCTGCTCTGCGTCACTCGCCGCGACAATGTAAATGCGCACGCTCTCCTCCTCCTACCACTTGCTCATTGCCTTGCTGAATATGCGCTCCACTGCTCCGCTCTGCTCCACCTCCTCTATCGCCTCCTCGTCCGTTTTCCAGCCCGTAGCCGCGTGCATCGGCTGCTGCGCCTCCGCACTCTGCACCCATGGCGCATAGCTCACGCGCGTCCCTACTATAGCACGATCATCGCCTTCCAGTCGAGTGGCCCACGAGGGCCCCAACCGCTCGCTGAATGAATCGGTCTGCCGCACGTACGGCCCCATGCCGCCTCGTTTGGCGAAATAGGCGCGCCGCTGGCTCTCGCTCGCCCACCGGATCGGGTAGACGACTGGCCCCGGATATTCGGCGATGCGCCCCTTAATTTCCTCTGCTACCCCGAGCAGTATCGTCCGAATAACCGGTCGCGCGCCACGCCCCAATTTGCGCTGTAGTTTGTCGAGCCCTTTAATCTCGATCGTCGCGTTCATGTGTTCCTCAATGTTGTCCAGCAGCGGCAATTTACGTGACGTGGCGGTGGCCCGTCAGTACCAGGCGATTTCTCTGCCCATAGACTCTCTGGCTGACCATCTAATGGCCCGCAAAGATCACAGACCTTATCATCCATCGATGTATGCCATACCTGCTCCATCTGTACGCCGCCAGTCGCTAATTGCTGTTGTATGATCTGTGTCCCTTCTGCAAACGCGCGTGTCACCTCTGTCGTCGCAATTCGTTCTGCCCTAACCTCGCCGAACGCGGGCTCCAATTCGCGCCGCAGATCACCTACTGTCATGCCAGGCGTCTCAATGAATTCGGGTATCACGCGCTGTAGCAGGTCGCGAGTATGGCGAGTCAGGTCCTCAATCAATTCACCTGCGTGAATTCGCGCCCAGTCAACAGCCTCTGCCGCAATCACGGCCTCATCCCAGAGGATCGGCACCGTCGCCGATGTTGTAGCAATTGCCTCTTGCGCCATGCGCTCGATTTGTGGTCGCAGGTCGGCGATCATGCGCCCTTGTGCGCTCGCCCAGAACGCCACGTCGAGTTTGCTCAGATCGGGTGGGTCGCCCAGCAGCCGCATCACCTCGTCCAGTTGCTCGCCCAGCCGCGTGCGCAGTAATTTGTATAGCCGTCGTTCCGCACGATCCTTGGCATCACCGTGCGGGTCCCGTGTACCGTCGATCCCTTCACGGGTAGCCCGCAAGCTGTCGCCGAAAGGGGGGCGCGAACGCGCCCTTCACCTCCTCGTCTGTAGTGGCCATGCTCAGCCGCTCATGTAGCACCGCCTGGTTCGCGTCGTCTATGACGTCAGTATCAAACTCGACATCAGCCGATTTGCCCTCTTTCAGCGCACGGCTCGCTTTTCGCTGCCATCGGCGTAGCTCCTCGCGCTGTTCGCGCAGCTGGTCCTCTGGCCTCTGCACAGTTGGTGCTCGTGCAGTCCTGCCATCACCAAGGCGCTTTTGCAGATCGTTATAGCTCATATCGCCCGGCAATTCCATGCCCAACATCTGCATCGCCAGGTCGAGCGGCACACCGGCATTGACCAGGTAGGCCAACGATTGAGCGCGCTCAGCCTCGTCCTCCTGGAACATGTCCATACTATGATAATCTAGGTCGAGACGCAACCCTAATGGCTCGAATAGTTGCGCCTGCCACGCCGCCTGTATTTTGATCGCCTCTGGCACCACGGTTTCGGTGTAAAACGATTGCCGGTGCTCGGTCGCAGTCGCATAATTGGCCGCGTCCTCCAGCATCGTCTGGGGCACACCGGCGGCAACGGCAATCTGCTGACGCACTATGGCCATGAGCTCGGGCATCGCCAGATCCTTCGTGGGATATCCCACCACGATCGGTTTCACCGTGGCTTTCACCGCCACCGTCTCGAACGCTCGCTTCACGCCGCTGATCAGACGTCGCCACCACTCCTGTAGCCGATCGAGTTCGCTCGCGGGCGGATTGCCTTCAACGCTGAGCACGGTGGCGGGCATAGCCCCGCGCTCAAAGAATTCGCTGGCGAATTGATTGACATAGTTGCTCTGATTCGCCTCTGTGAGCACCGCCGATACCCAGCCCTGACCTGGCCCCACCTCGTGCAGCAGATTCGGCTCCCATGAATACAGCACCTCGTCGAGTGCCAATTCTATGGCTGCCGCTGCGCCCGGAACGTGACGCTCGAAATGTGTGAGACCCTCCATCTTGTCATATTTCGGTTCGATCGTGTTCGGTGCCAGCCAGCGATATCCTAATTCCTTAACGCGATTCCGCTCGCGCAACCAATATGCCGCACCGTAGAGTTGCAATGCCGCCTCAGTCATCCAGAGCATATGCGGGAGCAGGTCCGCGAATTCCCAGTCCTCGACCACGTTCTCGCCGCGATATATCACCACCGGTATAGTCGCCAGCGCATTGCACCGCAATTCGATGCACCGCCGCACCCAGGCAACCGCACTGTACGCCCCATGCTCATTGAGTTTGTCGTCACCCGGACCGCCGAACATGATGTCCCAATCGAGCGACGACATCGTGATTGCGCCGCTCTTAGTAACCGGGCGTACGTTATAGATAAAATCTTTTGGCATCTACTATCCCCACAATAACAGTGGCCCGCTATCGCCAATCGCCTGCCACGCGAGCGCGAGCGACATCACGCAGTCATCGTGCATCCCTTGAGGCGCATTATAACGAATCCGCCCGCTGGGTAGCCGTTCCATCTCGTATGCCTGCAATTCGCCTACCAGCGTCGGGTCATTCAATATCGTGATGTCCCCCCGCTCGAAGGCCAGCGTCAACGACTCGATCATCTCCAATTTGCTCGCCTGCGTCGTCGTGAATCCGCGTACCGGCAGACCATCGCGCTGCAATTGCTCGATGATCGGCTCCCCCATGGCATTCGTCTCGGCTATGATCGCGTCGGGCCGGTACCGCTGCGCCAGGGCCATGAGCCTCTGCCGCTGCACTGCATAGTCAATCTGGTTGAACCGATCGAGCGTCACCATGGCGTGACTCTCAGAGTCCATGACCGAGATGACGGTAAAGTCGTTGTGTTTTCCCCAATCCACTCCCATGACGTAAGAGCGCCCAGCCTGTGGCTCGCTCTCCTGTGCCGTCGCTGCCGCCATCACGCCACGAAAAACTGAACCGGCGTCCTCCAGGAATTGTGCCTCGTACTCCTGCTCGAATATGCGTTCGGGGAGGTCGTGTTTGGCGTCCGCAACCTCGCTCGCCGCAATATAGGGATTCTCGACCGTCGGCCTCTGCCATGAGGCCCAATCCGGCTCCTTCTCGTCCTGCCCACGCTGGTAGAGCCGCCAGAACCAGTTGCGGCCCTTCGGCGTGCTGATGAACATTGCGCCGCCCTGCCGGTCGCTCAGCGCGGGCCGCAACGCCTCAGTCCATGCCTCCTCGCGCATAAACGCGCATTCGTCGAGCACGCAGAAATCTAGTCCCTCGCCGCGCAGCGACTGAGGATCATCTGCGCTGCGGACCTGGACTGTGCCGCCGCTGGGGAGAGTCACTAACATTTTCACCTTATGTATCTGCGTGAGCGGTATTTGCGCAGCCAATTGCCGGACCCCCCGCCAGCCCACCGCCGCCATTTTATAGGACGGAGCGACCCACCAGGCGCGCCCCCCTCGCGCAGCCACAGCGATACAGAGCGCAGAGCCGAGCAATGTCTTCCCGAACCGTCTCCCTGCCGCCACGACACGAAACCGCGCCTCGCTATCACGTATCTCCGCCTGTGCCGCGTGCAATGCCGGTAGGCGCAGTTTCATCACCCCAGCCAATCTCTATCTCCATGCCGCCGGTTATCTCACGCCTCTCGGGTGCGTCGAGTCCGAGCAATCGCGCCCGTCGTTCCATTACGCGCAGAATGCGGTCCACATATGCTGGTTTGTGCCGATACGGCCACAGGTTCTCCAACAGGTCATCGAGCCGCTGTACCTCAAGTGCGCGCACCTCCGCCGTCGCCTCAGCGCTCTTCTCGTTGAGCTTGCGCAACGCACGCGTGACCGCCTTATATGCTCCCGAAGGGCTAATATTCAATTCCGCTGCTATGGCTCGATACGATAGCCCTGCCTTTCTCAACCGCAGACATGCTATCTCTCGTTCAATGCCACGCAGCTTTCTGGCACTACTGGCTGTTTCGCTCACGTTTACCCGCTGTGTGTGCACTCGGCTCAATCGTTACGCGCAACGGCTCGCCACGCCAGCATACAATCTGCAGCGCCTCGGGCAGGTTCGTCTCGTCTACGTCCAGCGTCAGCCGCATACCCTCGTCACCATGAATGCGTATCGCGCTCACGGTGGACGGAATCACGGCCTCGAATGTTATGCTGTCAGTCACGCACTGCCTTTCTTATATGCAAGTTCTTGAATATAGCCCAAATTCGTCCCTAAACCCCTTGACATGCGGCTATACATGTGCTATACTGCGGCTAGATGAGACGAGAGAGACGGGAGGACAGAGATGGACGTTTACAGAATCGAGAGCGACGGCCCCAACGACAGCACAGTAACGCATTATATGACTGGTGCCGATATGGCCACGATGCGAGCGGCATGTGCAGCATTAGGAATGGTAACCACGGGCGATTGGACCGACGGAACACGCGGATATAGCCGCGCGAAATGCAACATCAACAAACTCCGAACTCGCGGTTATCTCATCACCAGCGAGAATCCCGTCACCGTCGCACCCGCACCGGCCCCCACGGCGAAACGCACTAACCGCCGCAATCGCCCAGCCACCCAGCGTCAGCAGGAATATCTGGTCAGCCTCGGCGTGAAACTGGAGTCTGGCATGACCGTC